AGCGATATTTCTCATCAAAAAAATGTAATTGATTTCTTAGAACGAGTTGAAAAAACAATGCACAGCATTGGATTTGATATTAAGAACTTAATTGAACTTATAAAGATGGAGACTGCGTAATGGTACTTTTTCAACTTGACAAGAATAAAAAAACTGGTGTAATATCTGGTGATCATTTCAATGATATACGGGAACATTTCTCCGTGAAGAATGAAGGTGCTCGGTTTGCTAGAATGAGAGGAAGGTTCATACCATCTCGTACGTATGCTATAACCCCTGGCGGTAGAGTTGACCCGTGCATGTTCTACGAAATAACAAAATTTTTATTAGCAAATAATTACTGCACAAAAGATAATATTAAAGCTTCAGAGGAATTCATACACCATATCAGACCAAGTGCCGCATACACAAAGAACGTTCACTACACACGAAGCGCTTATAATAATCTGTCTTTACAACTTAGAGATTATCAAAAGGAAATTGTAACTTCATGTCTAGATGCTGGCAGAGGGGTAGTGGTATTAGCTACTGCTGGTGGCAAGACTCTTATAATGGCTTCATTGCTTTCTAACTTTTTTCACATGAAGAATAATTTTAAATGTCTCTTGATAGTGCCTGATCTAGGACTGGTAGAACAGACATTTTCAGATTTTCTTTCTTATAATGTACCCTTTACATGTCGTAAATGGACGGGTAACAACCCTCTGGAGGGGGACAAACTCAACGCTGCTAATGTTGTTATTGCCAATATTAGTATTCTACAGTCTGGCAATTCTGACTTGACCTGGACAGAGAACATTGACTTGCTACTCGTCGATGAAGTGCACAAAGCGAGAAGAGGCAATAAAATAAATGATCTATTCAAAAATATCAAATCAAATGTGCGATTTGGGTTTACCGGCACCCTGCCTGAGGATAAGTTGGATCAGTGGAATGTAATAGGTAAGCTGGGCCCTGTGATCTATGAGAAGAATAGCTTTCAGCTCAGAACAGAGAAGTATATTGCTAACGTGTCTGCTAATGTGATTGAAATATCTTACGAAAAAGAACCTGAACACAAAGAAGATGTCTTGAATCCTGCAGAACGATATAGAACAGAGCTAGAGTTTCTATTTGATAATTCCTTTAGAAACAAGACATTAGCTTCAATCGCTAATAATGCACCTAATAATGTTTTGATTTTAATTGATTACATTAAGCATGGGGAAGCGCTATATAACCATCTTAATGATGCATGCAATAGAAAGAGAATATTTTTTATTCGAGGTGAAGTCGAAATACAAGACAGGGAGAAGGTAAAAGAATTAATGGAAAAGAATAACAATATCGTATGTGTAGCCATAAGTAAGATATTCAGTACAGGCGTGAATATTAAGAATTTACATTTCATAGTCTTTGCTGGTGGTGGTAAAGCTAAGGTTAAAACTGTGCAAAGCATAGGACGTGGCTTGCGGCTACATGACAAGAAAGAAAAACTAAACATTATAGATATAGCAGATCAATTAACTTACGGAAGGCGCCACCAACTCAAACGTCAATCACTTTATGAACAAGAAAACATCCCATACCAAATCAAGAAAATCACTGAAAAAAGATCCTGAGAATCAAATAAAACCAGTAGATATTGAATCAGCTATAAACACTATAGCTGGCACAGAGCCTACTGTACCGGTAGCAGCGGCACCAGTTAAAGGTAAAAGAGTAAAAGTGAAGCCCCAAGATAAACCACACTATGTTAATAGTAAGCAATTCGAAGACGAGATCCGCGAATACTATAAAACAGAAGAAATCACCAATTATCTCGCAGAAGCAATTCGGAGAATCGCCTATGGTTTATCGTTTTTACCAAACTTTATAAACTATAGCTATAAGGATGAAATGATAGGTGACGCTGTTGTGAAGATGTACCAGGCGTTAAAGTTTAAAAAGTTTCATCTCGACAAGGGCTTCAGCCCCTTCAGCTATTTCACTACCATCGCATTTCATGCGTTCATTAGTAGAATTAAGAAAGAGAAAAAACATCATCAGTTGATTGTAGACTATAGAGAGAGAAATTATGATGCACTTATGAATAGAGATGAAGAGAGTACTGGCGTCCGTGTCTACACAGAACCCGGATCGGATAGTGGAAGTATGGATAATAGTGTATATAATGAAAGCAATGCATAATTGCTTTTGAATGAATAAAAAAGACACTAGAGTAGCTATTTTTTCAGATCTTCACCTGGGTGTTCATATGAACAGAACCATGTGGCACAATATTGCTTTGGACTGGGCTAAATGGTTTACAGGTGAATTAGAAGAGAAGAATATTAAGCGAGTAATCTTTTGTGGAGATTTCTTTCACAGCAGGAGCGAGATTACTGTTGACACGCTACACATAGCTAGTGAGCTGTTAGATTTGTTTGATCAGTTTGAAGTATATATGATCACTGGCAATCATGACTCATACTATAAGCATAACAGCAGTGTTAACAGCATTAGCATTTTAAAAGGCAGACGCAATATTACCGTTATTGACAGACCTCAAACTATTCAGATTAATAATAGAGAATTATTCTTTTCCCCATGGGGTACATCACTTGAGAATATGAGCATGTGCGATGTGATGTTCGGCCATTTTGAGATTGAGAGCTTTAAGATGAACACTTACAAGGTGTGTGAAGAAGGATTCAAATCGACTGATCTGAATAGATATGCACCTTTAGTTATATCTGGTCATTTTCATTTGAGAGAAGAGCGGAAATATGAAAACGGTACTATATTGTATGTAGGTAGCCCTTTTGAATTGGATTTTGGTGACGCACAATCCACAAAAGGATATTATATTTTAGATTTAGAAACACTAAAGTATGACTTTTGTCAAAACAACATTTCACCTAAACATCAAAAAATACCTCTGTCAAGCTTAATTAAAATAGATAATTTTCATGAAGAAGCTCCACAACTTCTTAGCAATAATATTGTAAGATTGGTAATCGATAAGAAAATAGAAAGTCGAGATCTTGAGAAGTTAACCTCAAAACTAAACAGTTATCATCCTTTAAATGTAGAGTTAGATCAAACATATAATTTTAGCTTATTTTCCAATAGTCAATCTGAAGAAGTAGATTTAAGTGGCATTGATATGGTTAATGCTATTACTGACTTCGTTGATATGCTCGACATACAAAATAAGAAAGATGTGGTGGAATATACCCTATCCCTCTACAGTGCGTGTAAATGAAGAGAATTATTTTTGAAAAGCTCGTCATAAAAAACTTTCTTAGTGTAGGCAATACACCAGTTGTTGTTAATTTTAAGTCTGGTCTTCATGGTATTACAGGTAAAAATCTCGATCAGGTCGACCGTAGGAACGGGGTAGGTAAGTCAACAATACCTGATGCTTTTCATTTTGCTTTATTTGGTACTACTCTTCGAGAGCTTAAGAAAGAATTTATTATTAATAATGTCACCGGAAAAACATGTGAAGTCTCTTTAAAATTTAAAACTGCTAGCGGCAATACTGTCGATGAATATGAAATCGTTAGAACGTTAGAACCAAGTAAATGTATGTTATATAAGAATAATCAAGATATAACAAGAGACAGTATTAGCAATACTACAGAATATATTTCTACCATTATACACAGTAACCCAGAAGTTTTTCAAAATTGCGTCATAATGACAGTGAACAACACTGTACCTTTTATGGCTAAGAAAAAAACAGATAAAAGAAAATTCATAGAAGGCATTTTCAATCTCGAAGTTTTTAGCAGAATGTTAGTTCAACTAAGAGAAGAGCACTCCACCGTTAAGAAGGACTATGATGTCGAGACTGCAAAAGAAGAGGAAGTACAGAATTTATTAGAAAACCTGGACTCGCAAAAGGAAAAATCTCACCGAGATTATGAGACACAAAAAAAGACTCTAGAGACTAGGCAGGAAAAAAATAATAAAGACCTGATTACTGTTACGGATAGGCTTACCAATTATAAGGAGATTGATATTAAAAGTGTAGAAAAAAATATTTCTGCTCTGAATACAAAGCTTCAAGACTGTGATGTTAAATTACAGGATTTAGGTAAGCAAACTGCAGCACTAGAGACTAAAAATGAATTCTGTGTTACTACATTAACAAAGATAGGCACAGATAAGGATGTCTGTCCAACCTGTCTCAAGCCTATAAACCAGCATGATGTCAAAGCAATTCAAGAGAAAAAAGTGGATTTAAAGGATCAAATCAAAGTGCATGAAGATGACATAAGGGTATTAGAAGCAAAAATATCCGAGCTAAGCATATACAAAACAAAAATTAATGATGCTATTAAAAAGGGTCAAAATAATATTAATCAAAGCAGATTATTAAAGCAACAGCATGAAAATGATAAGGCACTTGTAACTCAGTTGCAACATCAGCTTGAACAGACACAAAACGACTTGCAGCATCTTAAGGATTCTTCTGAAGGATTAACCGGGTTAATATCTGACTCTACAAATAAGCTCAACGCGATCAAAGATAAAACGGAAAAACTTAAGAAGGTCATAAATTTACTCGATACGGTAAAATTTGTCGTGAGCGAGGAGGGTGTTAAGAGTCTCATCGTGAAGCGCATATTGACACTCTTTAATAGTAAGCTGGCCTATTATCTCAAAAAATTAAATTCTAATGCAATTATTTCTTTTAATGAATACTTCGAAGAACAGGTGTTTAATTTGAAAGGAAAAATAACAAGTTACTTCAACTTTAGTGGTGCAGAGCGTAAGGTTATAGATCTTGCTATTATGTTTACTTTTATTGAAATGCTTCAATTGCAAGGCAATCTACACTATAATATTCAATTTTACGATGAACTGCTTGATACTAGTTTAGATGAAGCTGGTGTGGAATTGGTTGTGGATATATTAAGTGAGTTTGTGGCTAAAAAGGGATTTGGTGTGTATATAATTTCTCATAGAAAGGAGTGTGCTAGATTATGCTCAGGTAGTATGATTTACCTAGAAAAAAGAAACGGAATAACTACTGTAGTTACAGAAAGTGCGTAGTTGATTTTATAAACAAATAATCTACATATTAAAAGCAATGTTTAATACTGGTGAATTTGCGTCCCCTCTTATGCGTGCTGCTAGTATGCCCGGTGCACCGATGCCTGGTCTCATGCAGCAACCTCAACCGCCTATGCGAATGGATTCCCCGCCTCCGGAATCGTTATTGCCTCGTGCTGTGCAGTATTATGCTGATTATTCTGGGTGTGGATTCTGGAGAATGTTATGGCCAGAGCATCTATTGAACGCTTATGGTAAAATGACTGTGCATGGCAGCACGGTTATGGTTTTAGATCCCAGATGGTATATTAAAGTTCAGGCCGTCAGAGTTCAGCGCCAGGCAACACCTGCACAATTGCAATTTGTAAAGTTTTTAAAAGATGTATCTAACCAGATCGCTGCAAAAGAAGGCAAAGGGTTTAAAATAATATATGAGATAGATGATTTAGTATTTCATGAGGATATTCCCGATTATAATAAGTTCAAGACAGCTTTTGTGAGTGATGAGATCCGTAATAGTGCTCAGGAGATAATGTCTTTATGTGATGAAATAACAGTAACAAACGATTTCATGAAAGAATATTACATGAATAAAACAGGCAATAAAAATATTACTGTGATACCTAATTTCCCACCAAAATTCTGGCTTGGTAATTTTTATGATCAAAAACAGATTAGTGCTAACTATGATACATACAAAAATAAGCCGCGAATTTTATATGCTGGGTCAGGAGCGCATTTTGATGTTGAAAATCGTGTAAATCAAAATGATGATTTTGCTCATGTTGTTAAAGCCATATACGATACTGTTGATACATTTCAATGGGTATTCTTAGGAGCTTTCCCCATGCCTATAAGGCCGTTGATTGAGTCTGGTAAAGTTGAATTCCATCCTTGGCTGAATCTATATGATTATGGTGAAAAGATTAAAAATCTCAGAATCAATATGCTTGTTGCACCTTTGCAGAATAATAACTTTAACAAGAGCAAGTCAGATTTGAAATGGGTAGAAGCAAATTGCTTCGGCCTACCAATTGCGTGTCAAGATCTCTGCACATACAAAGATGCTGAATATAAGTTCAATACAGGTGACGAGATGGTAGCCGCCATAAAAGATGTTTTAAGTAAGAAAGGTAGATATATGAATATTTGCGCTGCAGCAAGAAAAAATGCCGATAGTAGATGGCTTGAAACACCAGAAAATCTACAATGCTATTATGAGTTGTTTAACCACCCGTACGGTAGTCCTGAGAGAAAGAGATTAAACCAAATCAATAGAATTACGGTTTAATATGGCCTTGTAATTGTGCCATATACTTGCTTTTGAGACCTTTTTCCTTACAGCCCCAGCAACCAGGTGTTGCCTTTAACCGTTCAGCTTCAAGTGCGTACATCTTTCGAATCTCTTCACAGTTAACTATTTCTGACGGACAAGGCTGGGTAAAATCAAAGAATTGTAATAGTTTATCCATATAATATATAATTTATTTATTGAAAAACTCAACAGAAGTAGTATACTAATCAAGTGAACGGGTATAGAAATATTGCATACGATCCTAGACAGGAGTTAATTCGGCTGTTTACCTGGGATGCGGCTGGTAATCGAATAGCGATTGATTCAACTTATCACCCGTATCTATTCGTGGAGGCAAACAACTCTAAAGATGCGACCAGCATATTTAACACCTCTCTCAAGAAAAAAGTCTTTAAAAACCAATTTGAAAAATCAAGATATATCAAAGAATCTGGAGTTACTAGATTGTTTGAGAATCTTTCCCCAGCACAACAATTTAGTATAGATAATTTCTGGGAACATAATGAATCAGCTGAATTCTCCAAGCATCCATTGAAAGTGTTCTTTGTTGATATTGAAACGTATTCTGTAGATGAGTTCCCTTCAGTTGAGACGGCCAATCACCCGGTGAATATCATAACAATATATGATACCCTCACAAAGAAATTCACCACATGGGGCATCAAGCCGCATCAGTCTAAATCAGACGATCTGAATTATATTTATTGCAAAACAGAAAAGGAGCTCTTTTCAAAATTTATTTCATTCATTGAATCAGACTACCCAGATGTGATACTGGGTTGGAATTCTATTCTGTTAGATTTGCCATACATTATTAATAGAATACGGGTTTTATTTGACGATGAAACTGTGGCGCGCCTATCTCCCATGGGCAGGGTTTTCAGCAGACACTTGAGAGGTCAATTTGGTAGAGATCAAGTAAGATGGTACATTGACGGTATATCTTGTCTGGATTTTCTCGATATCTATAAACGCTTTTGCATGGTATTGCGAGAAAATTACAAGCTAAATAATATTGCTAAGATTGAGTTAGGTGATTCAAAAGTAGATTATGGTGAGACAAATTTAAGTGGATTGGCCGATACTGATTGGAATAGGTTTGTAGAGTATAACGTACAGGACGTGAGACTGCTCGTTAGGCTAGAGGAAAAATTACAGTATTTTGAGCTACTGAGAATGTTGAGTTACACTGGACTCACAACACTAGAAGCTGCCATGGGTAGCATGAGTGTTATTATTGGGGCGTGTGCAATCAGGGCGCGGCACAAACATAAACGGATCCCTACATTTGTACGCGGCGAAGACAATGGAACGCAGAATGAGGGTGCGTTTGTTAGTGAGCCAAAGAGGGGATTTCAAGAGCATATTGCTAGTTTTGATGCTAACAGTCTGTATCCCTCGGTGATGATCACATTGAATATATCCCCGGAAACAAAAATGGGGGTTATAGAATCTCAGGAAAACAATCAAGTCACTATTCGCGAAGTAAATGGAAAGACTGTGACTATTCCTATGACTAAATTTGCACAATTGGTCAAGCAAGAAGATTTAAGTATTAGTAAAGCCAAAGTACTTTTCAGTCAGAAACACAAAGGCATTATACCGGAGATGGTAGATCAATACTATAAACTCAGAGTACAAGTACGTAAGGATCATAAAAAGCTATTGAAGTCTCTGAGCACCCTTGATAAAAACTCTGCAGAGTATCAGGAGAAAAAAGATGAGATATCAAGATTAAACATCAAGCAACACACGATAAAGATTTTTATTAACTCAGTATACGGCGCTCTGGGCAACAAGGTTTTTCCTCTTGGAGATGATGATCTTGCTAGGAGTATTACCTTAACCGGTCAAGCTGTCATCAAACAAAGTAATAAAATCTTAACAGATTTTATAAGAGAGCATGCTCAAATCAAAGAGCTAAATGACAAAGACACACCAATAGTCTACAACGATACAGATAGCTCCTATATTTCCTTGAAGCTGTTAGTAGAGAAAACTGGATTAAAAGTCTATGACGAGCACGGTAAGATAACACCAGAGTATTACAAGCTGATACAAGATATCGAAGATTATCTCAATAAAGAAATAAAAGTATGGTGTGAGAGCAATTTAAATAGTAAGGACAGTAGAATAACATTCAAGCGAGAGGCCTTGTGTGATGTAGGTATTTTTCTACAAAAAAAGCGGTATGTACTTCACTTATTGGATCAAGAAGGTATAGCATGTAGTAAATTTAAATACACTGGTGTTGAAATTGCTAGAACAACAATGCCTGCACCTATCAAACCATTAGCTAAGAAAATTGTTGAGACAATGTTATTGACACAAAATCAAAAGAAAACTAGTGAGGTAGTATCGGAAACATATGAGGTATTTAAAAAGCTTTCTATAGCCGATATATCTTTTGTAACAGGTTTGAAAGGATATGAAAAGTATGCTGTCAAATGCGATAAATTTAAAACAGTTAAATCAATGCCTTTGCACGTCAAAGCAGCATACCATCACAACTTGTTATTAGATATGTTGAAGCTATCCAAATATGAAAAAATTGGCAGTGGTGATAAAATTCGATATTTCTACGTGAAGCAACCAAACAAATATGGCATTAATGCCATAGCCTACAAATATTATTACCCAGATGAATTTACAAAACTATTTGAACCAGATCACGAATTAATGTTTGATAAGATTATTTTTAGCTCTGTTGAACGGTTTTATGATGCAGCTGGTTGGGTGTTAACCAAACCAGGTGAAGTCACTCAATGTAATTTATTTGAACTTTTAGTATAAAAGTGAGTTGATTTCTAATTTCTATATATTATATTAATGATATGAGTAACATTATTTCGTTTATAAATCATGTCGGTCAAGCAATTGTTGGGGAGCAGGTTGAAGAGAAAGGCGACAATCTCGTTGTAAAAAATCCTGCTGTACTCCATGTAACCCCTAATCAAACAGGGCAGCTGCAAGTGCAGCTTATTCCTTTGTTGTTTAGAGAGTTTGTAGCCGCAGACAAGCGCGATGCTGGTGTAAATTTTACGTTTAACCGTAAGAATATTGTCACTAGTGACGCTGTTCTGGATACAAGGATTGAGGAACAATACACGCGTATTGTAACTGCAGCCCCAGCACCATCGAAGCCTGCTGATAGTAAAAGTGCACCGGTTATCAAGTTATTTGACGACTAATGAACCAAAGCGAAATTCTCTCTAAAGCGTTTAAAACTCTTGATGCTCTAAACCCTGAAGCAACATTCCTGTCAGAGAACGCTCTGTGTAATGTTGATACATGGTATGATACTGGATGTTATGCATTAAATGCTATTATATCTGGTAAGCTCAAGGACGGTGGTATTCCTAAAGGAAGGATTGTTATTTTTGCTGGCCCTTCTCAGACTGGTAAAACCCTTTTAGTTAACAAGATATTAGGTATTGCTCAGAAGAAAGGTATCATACCAGTAATTTTTGATACTGAGTTCGCTATTGATAAAAATACTACTGCTGGAGTAGGCTTAGATCCAGATAAAACCAAGTATGTGCCAGTATACACTATTGAGAATGCTCGGAATCAAATTAGTACATTCCTAGATAGTATTGTTGAGAATAATCTGCAAGGCAAGTTTATTATTAGCCTGGATAGCTTAGGCAATCTCGCTGGTAGTAAAGAGGTGCAAGATGCTGAAAAAGATAAAGGCGCTGCAGACATGGGCACCAGGGCTAAAGGGCTTAAGAGCATGCTTAGACTTTTAACGTATAAAGCTGGCCGTGCTGGCGTACCAATCTTGATGACTAACCATACATATAGTGATCCAGCTGCACTGTATCCCTCTTTAGTACAGAATCAAAGCGGTGGTAGCGGTCCGTTGTACATGGCCAGTGTCATTGTACAGCTTGCTAAGAAAAACGAAAAACAAGAGAATGAAGATGAGGCAATTCTACCGGAAGCTAGGAACTATAGCGGTGTGACCTTGCGCGCATTAACAGTTAAAAATAGATTTGTACCTCCATTTCTTGAGGCTAGTATCAATTTAAACTATTTAACTGGTTTAGACAGGTACAGTGGTTTGCTTGAGATGGCTGTCAATCACGGTCTAATCATTCAAGCTGGTGCTACTTATACTAAACCCGATGGCACTAAGCTTGGATATGCTAAGAACTTCACCAAGGATAAGAAGTTCTTTGATGATCTTATTCCTTTGTTAGACAAAAAGCTAGAAGCTGCATACAAGTATGGTAATGCATCTGGTGAGCCGGTGAGTGAAAAAGAATAAAGTAGTTGTTCCTATTTCTGGCGGTATGGATAGTACCGTTATTCTACACCAAGCTGTGGAGAAGTTTGGCAGGGACAATGTGTTTGGGCTATCTTATGATTATGGTCAACGCCACAAGAAAGAGCTTGAACTGGCAGAATACCATGTCAATAGATTAAAAATTAAAGAATGGCAAACAATAGACACTACTTTTATCAGAAAGCTTGCGCCCACAAGTAGCCTTACAAACAATGACATAGAGACACCAGATATAAGGGAAGTGGCAGGGGAAGCTCAACCAAAATCATATGTGCCTAATAGAAATATGATATTCCTGAGTATTGCTGCTTCATATGCCGAAGCTGTAGGTGCTGGAACAGTCTACCATGGTGCAACTAAAATAGATAGTTTAGCAGGGTATTGGGATGCAAGTCCTGAGTTTTTACCAACAATCAATGGGGTACTTTCCTTGAATAGAGAAACAAAAATAACGATTGAGGCCCCACTCATTAATATGGACAAAGCGGATATCGTAAGAGAGGGTGTGAGACTGTTTGTAATGTTTAGTAAAACATATACATGTTATTCAGGTGATGATTTATCTGATGCAAACTCACCTAGCAGCGCTTTGAGAATAAAGGGATTTGCCAATGCCGGTTACATAGACCCAATACCATACAAACAAGATTTATCTGCCGTCTGGGACAAATATAAGTGTAGATTAATTAATTACGAAACCTATAATAATTGAATGTGCGGTATATTTGGTTCTAACGACAGAGAAAGATTTTTAACACTTTACGAATTAAACAAGCAAAGAGGTACCTTTGCTACATCCATTAGCGTAGTGTTGGAGAATGGGGATTTACCTGTGATGAAATGGCAGGGATCACCAGCAGTAAAAACTGTGGAGGATCAATTGAAAATTATTGATAAAGAAAGTAAGGCAACCGCTTTTTTAGGCCACACACAAGCACCTACATCTGCTAAACGAGAATATAGTAAAACGACTTCACACCCTTTTAATACTGAAGGGTGGACTGTGGCCCATAACGGTGTTTTAACAAACTTTGAAGAAATTAAAATCAATATGTTACCAAAATGGAAAAATCCAGTTGACTCAAGTACTATTCCTGCCATTATTAATAGTTTATGTAAGGAAGGCAAAGATCCTTTAGATGCATTATCCAAGGGGCTGAGCTTGCTAGAAGGTACTTTTGGGTTATGGATTTATAGTTCAATTGATTTGCGCATTTATATAGCAAGATGTGGCAGCACGCTTTTTGCAAACCTGTTGAGTAATGACTTTAGCAGTACAAAATTTAAAAATAGCGAGGCCTTGGAAGAAGGTTACATATACCAATTAACACGCGAAGGACTAACTTCTGTTAGTCAGTTTGATTTCAATAGCCCGTTCTTTACTTAATAAGACATTGCTGTCTTATCGAATGAGTCTCCACCGCGACCTCTACTGGTAAATCCTAGCTCTCTTGCTACAGAACCAACATCATCTGCCTCTGGGTATTCATCCATTGTCTCTACTTCACCAGAGCCTTCACCTTCTGCAGCTTGCCTTTCCACTTGCTTTTCTTTGATAACACCAGCTTCTTTTAGTTGGTCTAGCAAATCATAAGACTTGATCTTAATTGGATCAATGCCAGGCTTGTCATTATATTCACTTATGGCACTCTTAAGAACGCCTAATATTTCTTTTTCAGGTACATCTTCATCTGGCAATGATATGACAATAGATCTGATTCCTGCATTAGGTATTTTTACAGATTTATCAATCTCGTAAACAGTCTCTGTCTTAACAGGTGCAGCAGGTGTGCTTTCTTTGCCTTGCATGCCATCAGCGACAGCTTTCTTGATCACTTCTGGTCTTGATACTGTACCACCAGTAGCTTCATCCTTTACAACTATATTCGATAAATTTTTTATAATCCGTGCTGTGTATGTGGCTTCAGTCTTACCCAATCCTAGTTCCTTTTGTACAATATTAACCAAATCATTTTTGAGCTTCATCTCATTTCCTGGGTAATACAAAGTATATTCTATACCATCTACAGTATGAGGTTCAGATTTGAACAAAGCTGTTTGAATCTTTTTTATAAGATCATTGGCTATTTCTGTTTTACTTTTGCCTTCTTTTGCAGCTTTCTTGCCAATGCCATATCCACCACCGGGTGCATTCTCCACATCACCGGTATAACTGAGATCTCCTGCTGAATAAGCAGGTGGCGCCTCATTAATGATATTCTGTTTATATGCTTCAAAAATTAGCTTAGAATCTTTATTCATAAATGCTTGATTATTTATAGCTTACACATATAATTTATTTGTGAAAAAGATAGGAATATATTCTATCAGCCCCTTGTCTTCTGACTGTCTTCTGGAAGAAAGTATTAAGCATTATAGTGATATAGATTTTCACATCAAATACAACAACACAACCATGGGTCTATGTGAATATTACAATAGTATTATTAATAATAATAACATTTATGATATTCTAATATTTTGCCATCATGATGTTTCACTCAAACTATGCAATTTAAGATTACAAGTTGAAGAAGGATTAAAGTATTTTGATGTCATCGGTGTAGCAGGTTGCAAAGATCCTAGGATTGTTGAAAAAAATCTTTGGCATTGGATGTCTGGTAAAGCAAGTCAACGCGGATTTGCAGCCCATCCAATTGCAAAAAATTCTAAAGAAATATTTGTTACAGCATTTGGACCGTCACCAGACCGTGTCACTATTCTGGATGGTGTATTTCTTGCGCTAGATGCTAGAAGGGTAAAAGGATCTAAAGCGAGATTTGATGAAACGTTTTTATGGCACCATTATGATATAGATTTTAGCTTGACTTGTAATAAGAATAAGATTAAAATGGGAGTATGGCCTATTCTTATAGAACACCAGAGCCCGGGACTCTTGAATGTAAATGATACAGAGTGGAATAGAAGCAATAAGGCCTTTATTGAAAAATGGACAAAATAAAAGAAAAAGATAAAAGTTTAGATTTAGATTTTTACGAGACTGTTATAGTCTATAATTGCTTGATTGATGCCACTTATCTATCAGCCATCATAGATCATCTGGAAGTAAAATTTTTCAGAAGTAAAGACATACAGAACGTCATAAAAATTATTATTGAGTTCTTCAGCAAGCATGGAACAGTTCCTAGTAATACAGAGATTAAGGCTTACTTGACGACAGATGAACTGAAGGAAAGTTTCAAGCGAGTAGTTTCATCGTTTATAGATTTAGATAAAAAATTCGAAAGAGCAGAACTTGCAGAAAATACTGAGCTCTTTTTAAAGGAAAAGGGAGTGTTTAATACTCTGCTAGATGCTGCTGAAAAGCTTGATAATAAAAGACTGAATACCTCTGAATTATTGCAGAAGATCGAAAAGGCAGTAAGTGTAAACCTATCACAAAAGATGGGGTTAGATTTATTCAAAGATATTGATGTTTTTATTGAAGAGCTCAACAGAGAGGAACCTTGTATTAGAACTGGTTGGAAATGGCTTGATCATAAGCTGGGTGGTGGGTTAGCTGAGAACGGGCGATCTTTGTATGTGTTTGCCGGTGAAACAAATGTGGGTAAGAGTATTTTTCTGGGCAATATCGCTAGTAATGTTGCGCTTCTCGGTAAAAATGTTTTGCTTGTTTCTTTGGAAATGAGCGAAATGATGTATGCAAGACGCTTGTCGTCTTCTATTACGAGCATACCTATTTCACATTTGAAGCAGGATAGTCAACTTCTTAAAGAATCAATGACACAAATTCTAACAAGTAAAAAGCCAAAGATTATTATTAAGGAATTCCCCCCATCAACATTAACCCCGCACCAACTTAAAGCTTTTGTTAAGAAATTAGTACAGAAGAATATTAAAATAGATTTAATAGTTCTCGATTATTTGAATCTACTGCATAGCCCTGTTGGTAATAATAGTTATGAAAGAGTTTTATATAGCGCTCAACAAGTACGTGCAATTAGCTATGAATTAAATTGTCCTATTGTATCTGCAACACAGTTAAACAGATCTGGGTTTAATATTGATAATCCAGGTCTAGAGACAATTTCTGAAAGTATAGGATTAGCTACAACGGCCGATGCCATCATTTCTATTTGGCAAAAAGAAGAAGATAAGGAATTGGGTATTATTAATTTAGGTATGTCGAAGAATCGCTTCGGGCCTAATTTTGGTAGTATTGCACTCAAGGTGGATTACAATACATTAACAATTACAGAGGACGAAACTATAAACGAAAGTGAAGAAGCAGTGCAATTCTCCAGATCGCTCACCTCGTTGGTAGAAGAATAATGAACACTACAGAGCTCGTTATAACACATACTGACCTCGATGGTGCTGCGTCTTACTGTGTGGTGTGTTGGTTCAAGGGAAGAAGAATACCTGTGAAGCCACTAACCACAGCAGATTTTAGTACATACTGGAAGAATACTATCTTGAAGAATATTGATAAGTTTGACAGGATTTACATATGTGATATTTGTCCAGAAGGCAATGAGATGTTGTTTGATTTTCCAAACGTCACTATTATCGATCACCATGCTTCGACCATAGAGAAAAAGTCTAAATTTACCAAAGCACAGGTGATAGCAGAGGAAGCGGCTAGTACCTGTATACTAGCTTACAATTATTTAAAACCTAACTTAGACAAAGCTAAAAAATTACTACTCTTGCTAGCTAATGATTATGATAGTTACGAGCACAAGTTACCGCAATCGAAACTATTAAACTATTTGTTTTGGAGTTATCAGGGTGATAGGGTTGCAAAATTTTATGATGAATTCCAGAATGGGTTTTGTGGATTTACTAAATTTCAAAAGAACATAATTGCCTTTTATCTCAAGAGACTGGGAGAGACTCTCAAAAGCCTTCAGTTCTACAGAGGGGTTGTTACGCATGACGATAAGCAATATACTATAGGCAGTACGTTTGCTGATTTTGCTGTAAATGATGTTGCCGAATATCTATTATCGAAGATTCAGACTAATATAGGTGTTGTGGTCAACCTCAAAAGCGGTAAGGTTAGCTTTAGAAAGCAAAAGGAATGTGGTTGCGATTTGAACACATTGGCTAAAAATTTAGCAGCAGGTGGCGGTCATGCCAATTCTTCGGGTGGCATTCTTAATGATGTGTTTATAAATTTCAGTAAGACCTTGCTGCCAAATGAACTTTAATAATATTAATAGGGAAGAGACTGATCATCTTTTTAGAACATTTTGTAGCTATGTTTGTATAGCATTTAGTAAAAAATATAACTTAGCTAATATACTTCTTCTGTATTTGCAAAATAAAAATGTGAAGAATTTATTCCAATGCATGCTTGATGTTGATAATGATATTTCCGCGGTTAGAATATTCTTAGAGTTTGATCCTTCTTTATGTAAAAGCAAATACATAATGAAATATATAAACTCTAGAAAATGATCTCAGAAAAATTAATTTATAATTTATTTCTAAAGACCTCCCGATCAAAAAGCGGGCTACCTTACAGACTACGCAAACAGTGGCATGGCTTCGAGGACTCACCACAATTTGTTAAGGTTTTAAAGCTCAAGAATTTCTTCACAAGAAACAGAACAGTGGATGTGGTTGAATTTTTTGAAGCGCCTTACACCATATATCCTGGGGAGAGTGGATTTGATTTGGATTTCTTTTCATCTCAAAAGGCAATCAAGGTGTATACCTTGGCATTAAAGAAAAAGATGTTGCTTGATCCAGATGATGCTTATCACCTGAATTGTATTTCTAAAGGATTGAGATTTATTCAG